CAAGAGGACGCAATCAAACAAAAGAAAAAAGACAGAGAGCATCTGGCAGGGGAAGTTATACCAACGATGTTGTCCGAAATGGGTTTGTCTTTTTTAAAACTACAGGACGGATCTTCTGTAGAAGTAAAAACAAATTACAGCGCCACTATTACACAAGCGAATAAAGAAGCGGCGTTTAACTGGCTTCGTGAGAATGGCCTGGGCGATATAATCAAAAATGAGATATCCGTATCGTTCGGTCGAAACGAGGATAACAAGGCGGCTGATTATGCCGAACTTGCGAAGAGTCAAGGCCTTGACCCAAGGCAAAAGCTAAAGGTTGAGCCTATGACTCTGAAAGCGCTAGTCCGTGAGCGTATTGAGGCAGGTAAAGAAATGCCAACGGAAATTTTCAACATCTTTGTTGGAAATAAGACAACAATAAAAAGGAAACAATAAACATGAGTGAAGTACAAACAAAAAAGAAAAACGAGATAAGTGCAAATATGTTTGAAACTGATGCAGGTCAAGGCATTGCAAACATCACACAAGAAGACCTTGCGCTTCCGTTCTTAAAAGTTCTTGGCCAATTATCACCCGAGGTTAATAAGCGAAATGCAAAATATGTCGAGGGGGCAGAACCTGGCATGATTATTAACACCGTTACAAACGAAGTTTATGACGGAGAAAAGGGGATAGATGTCGTTCCTGTGTATTACAAAAGACAACACATCGAATGGCAAGATAGAGGTGAGAGTCAAGGTGCTCCAGTTAAGATATATGAAGCTGGGGATGATCTACCTAAAACACAAAGAGACAAGTTCAATAAAGATAGACTTGCTAATGGCAACTATCTTGAAAATACTGCTAGTCACTTTGTGGTTGTGCTCGGCAAAAACCCAACAACAGCTTTGATTTCTATGAAAGCTACTCAATTAAAAGTGAGTAGAAAATGGAACTCAATGATGATGGGTCTTAAGATGCAGGGTAAAAATGGTATGTTCACACCACCAACATATAGCCACATTTATAAACTAAAAACAGTTCAACAGTCTAACGACAAGGGAACTTGGTTTGGTTGGGATGTTGCTAAAGTTGGCCCAATCTCTGATCAAGGTGTTTACACTATAGCGAAAGACTTTAGTAATAGCGTTGCTAAAGGAAATGTAGAAGCTAAACACGAGTCAGAAGAGACTAAAAAACAAGGAATAACTTTATAGTTTCTCGTAGCGAGGAAGTCGGGGCGGCGATGGGAGACTGGAGCTGCCCCACTGACATTTATGGTTGAGGAATTTATAAAGATATTTGAGGGCTTAGACCGTGCGTATGGCACCTTTGAAAGAATAAAAGATCGAACCGCTATAAAGATAGAGGGTAAGAATCGAGTCATTAGAGGTAAACCAAGCATAGAACTTTGGCAAAATCATTTAGATGGTAAAGGACCAGGACTTGGTATCATGCCTCTAAAAGATGACGGCACCTGCAAGTGGGGGATGATTGACATTGATCTATACGATCGCGACTACACAGACATAATTCAAAAAATACACAAATTAAAATTACCATTAATACCAATCAGATCAAAAAGTGGTGGAGCACATTTATTTTTATTTATGAAAAATTTTGCACAAGCGAGTGAAGTTCAACAGGTTGTTAAAAAGTTTGCTGCTAAATTAGGTGTAGCAGACAAGATGGATAAACTCTATCCACAGCAAACAACATTACAAGGTCAGGACTGCGGATCTTGGTTAAACATGCCATACTACAATCACGAAGAAGGCACTCGGTATGCTTGGAAAGAAAATGGAGATGCTGCAACATTAGAAGAGTTTTTTGAGATGCACAAAAAATATGCACAAGATGATCTAGGTGCATACTTAGCTGAAGATGTAAAAATAGTTAAGAAACAAAAAACAAAAGACAAGACACCATTACTTCAAGATCTGTTAATACCGTGCATCAAAGGTTGTCTAGAACTTAATGGAAAAATACCAGCAGACATTGGACGTAGTGATTTTTTATTACACACGATGACGTTTGTAAAAAGAGCAGAGAAAGAATTAAAGAGAACGGAAAACTTTAAAAATCTTGATACAGCGGAAGCAATTTTAAAAAAGATAAATACACCTGAATATATGGAAGATCCTCTACCTGACAAAGAGTTAGAGAATACGGTTTTAAAGTCTTCATCTAAAAGAGATTATAAATATTTGTGTAAAAGACCAGCAATAAAAAAATACTGTAATGCTTTAAGTTGTAAGTTTAATATCTATGGTATTAACGAAGAAGAGGCAAAAGAATTAAAAGATGCAAGAGAAAGTTTTGGAACGTTAACAAAGTATGAATCTCATCCACCAAAATACTATGAAAGTATTGATGTGCAAACATCTAATGGAGGGACACAACGTGTTACAGTCATCATGTCTGGTGAAGATCTAATTGATAAAAACAAATACGTTAACAAGTTAGCTAACATGGGATATTTTTTACCTTTACCAGTAATGAAAATGAAACCAAGTGAGTTTTTAGAACACCAGTATGTAAGACTTGCAAACATGAATTACGAACAAGCTCCCGCAGCTGCAAACAAAATCGAGAACTTTAAAAATATATTCTATGACTTTGTTGAATCTTCTTTAACTTCTTATCGAGAAGTAGATGTTAAAAGGGGTAGTGTCTATATTAAGAAAGAGAAAGAATCGAGTGACACGGAGGCATGGTTTCAATTTAAAAATCTTAGACAATATTTAAAAGATAAAAAAGAAGAGACAGACGAACGAAATATAGCTTTGTTGTTAAAACAAGCTTTTGGTAGCGAGAACGCTGATGATTGTAAAGAAGTAAACGGTTACGTTAAAGATGAAATATCAAAGAAAAGAATATCTTGTGTTCATTTTAAAATAAAAAATCTAGACATGTCTAGGATTCAACTACCAGAGGAACGTGCGATTGACGTTACAAATAAAAAAAGAATAGGATCTGATGAAAAAAATTAGAATAGCGGGACCTCCTGGAACTGGTAAAACAACAACTCTAGTGCATAAGTATTATGAGTTGTTGGAGACATACAGTCCGATAAACATACAGCTAATATCACACACGAACGCAGCCTCAGATCATTTACGAGAGCAGATTAAAAGTCCAGAATCAATTGAGGCGTACTGCAAAGAAAATAAAACTGATCTTGAGTTGCTTAAAATAATTCAAGAGTCTAAGAAAACTTTAGACGATCATGTTAGCACCATACACACGTTTTGTAAAAACAAAATAACAGGCAAAGCATTCTTAATTGAAGACTACGAAATATTAGTAAATTTATATCCATTATTTAATAAGTTTACTCGAGAAAGAAATTTTAAGTCTGTTGATTCTTTATTTAAATTTCATCCCTTCTTTGAATACATGAGTCGAGCACGGGATCACGGTATGTCGTTCTATGATTTTTATAAGGAACTGTCTTTTGAGGAGAAGGATCACTACAAGTATACTCTTGACGAATTACAAAGATTATATGCGAGTTATCACAGTTTTAAAACAAACCAAAAAGTTAATTTAAGAACCGCAAAGATATTAGATTTTCAAGACATGATTGAGGACTTTGCAGAATCACAAGAGGCGCAAGACCAATGTCGTAACATTAAAGTTTTAATTATTGATGAAGCACAAGACTCTAGCGTTGTACAAAGAAAAGCTGAAGCAGCCATGTCAAAGAACGTAGACTTATTCTATAAAGCAGGTGATCCAGATCAATCTATATTTGAATTTTCTGGAGCAGACCCAGACTCATTTCACAAGGAGTTTGCTCATCCTGAAATAGAACTAACGCAGGGATACAGATGTCCACGCACAGTGAATGAATACTGTAAAAGTATTATTAAACCTGTTTGGGATCACTACGGATATACACGAAAGTGGTTGCCAAAGGAGGGAGTTGAAGGAGCGATCTATGAGTTATCTAGTTTACATCAAGATCCATACCTAGAAGATTTAAATAATCTTTTACTTAACACAAAACAAACCACTGTGTTTACCTATCGTGGTGGACAACCAATTGATATTATTAAATACTTAGTTCGTCTTGGTTTACCTTTCTCCATACCTTTCAACAGCAGAGTTCGTGATTTTAAGTATCCTGGTGGTGAAATAAATAACCAACGGGCTTTTGTTAATTTACACATGGGAGAAATACTTCCATTTAGCAATATTAAAAAATTGTTAAAAAGTGTTCACCCAGCTTATAGGGGACCAAGCCATAACAATAAAGAAATAGAAGAAGTATCACGAGGTAGCTATGGATTAGATTGGTTGATTAATAAGGGTTTTTTAATACCGGGCGTAAAAGAGACAACGAACTTTCAAGACATTTGTGTAACACACTCTCCAGCGATTAGAGAGTATATAAAAAAAGTAGTGAGTGAAAACAGAGATTTAGAAAAGAAAAGAATATTTGTTGAGAATATTCACACAATCAAAGGTAAAGAGTTTGACCATGTGGTTGTGGATTTAACACTAACAAAAAAGGAGGAGGACTTTGTGAGAAGACGTATGAAGTTTGTTGCGTGTTCTAGATCAAAGGAAACACTATGGCTAGTAAAAAGCAGAACAAGAATGACAATGTAGGTGTTTGGAATAAACAGCACGGAGGATCCCATTATCAAAAGTATAAAATTCAGCCGAGTAAGTTTGTAGTAGAGAATGAGTTGTTATACCCGGAGGGATGTGCTATTAAGTACATAATTAGGCATCGTGATAAGGGAGAGAAACAAGATTTGTTGAAAGCAATACATTTTATAGAAATGATTATAGAGAGGGACTATCAGTGACTCCGCTTTTAGAAGATATAGAAGTCAAAGACGGTGATGTTGTTGCTGTCGACTTAGAGACATATGATCCAAAGCTAAAGACCCACGGATCAGGGGCCATCGTTGGCAACGGTTTTGTTTGTGGTATAGCGATTGCTTACAGAGACGAAAAATTTTATTTTCCGATAAAACACAAGGGCACATTCATAGCTGCTAATTTAGTCTGGAAGATTTTAAATAAAAAAATATTTCAAAACGAAAAGGTAGATAAGGTATTTCACAATGCAATGTACGATGTGTGTTGGATTCGATCTGCAACAGGACTTATGCCAAAAGGTAATTTGTATGATACAATGATCGCTGCATCTGTTATTGATGAAAATAGAAAGAGCTACAGTTTAGATTCTTTATCTGCGGACTATTTAAATGATAAAAAATATAAATATGACCTAAAAGATAGAGCGTTAGAAGAACATGGTATAGCTGATCCAATGTCTAACATGGATAAACTTCCATACGATCTTGTTAAAGACTACGCAGAACAAGACGTTAGTCTTACGTTGCGTCTTTGGAAAAAGTTTAAAGAAATTATAAATAAACCTATACAAGTCGCAGGTCCTGAAGATAATCCAATAAAGTATAAAACATTACAAAATATATTTGATCTAGAAACAAAATTATTTCCTTGTCTAGTTGATATGAGATTTAAAGGTGTAAGAGTTGATAAAGAAAGATCTGAAGCATTGGGAGATAAATTAAAAAATAAACAAGCTAATATTGTTAAAGGTATAAAAAGAAAAACAGGTGTAGATGTTTCAATCTGGGCTGCAGATTCTATAAAAGAATTATTAGATCACCAAAAGATTGTAGATTATAAAATTACGGAAAAAACAAAACGTCCTATGTTATCAAAACAATGGTTAGAATCCCACCCTAATAAATATTTAAAATTGATTGCAAGAGCTAGACAGTATGATAAACTATTCAACACTTTTGTGCACGGTATTTTAAAGTTTGTGCATAAAGGTAGGATTCACGCAGAAATAAATCAAATTAAATCTGAAAGAGGTGGCACTGTTACAGGAAGATTTTCTATGTCTAATCCTAACTTGCAGCAGATACCAGCTAGAACAGAACAAGGAAATCAAATACGATCACTATTTTTACCAGACGAGGATTGTAAATGGGCATCCTTTGATTACTCACAGCAAGAGCCAAGACTTGTTGTACACTATGCTTTAAAAAGTGGCTTCACAGGCGCTGAAGTTATTGCAAATAAATATCATGAAGATGAAAACACTGACTTTCATGACATCGTTGCTAAGATGGCTAACATAACTAGAAAACAAGCAAAAACAATTAACCTTGGATTGTTCTATGGCATGGGTAAAGGTAAATTAGCTAAATCATTGGAATTAGAACCTGAAGAAGCTAAAGATTTATTTAACCAATACCATAGTGATGTGCCTTTTGTGAGAGGACTAGCACAAGGACTACAAAAATATGCAGAGGAGGAGAAACAAATATATACTCTCGAAGACCGATTCTGTCGTTTTGACAAATGGGAACCCGTAGATAAAGAATGGGATGGTTCAAAAGGAATATTTACATGTAAACAAATAGTTGAAAAAGAGGGTAAGAATGTCATTGAAACCATACCTGTGCCGATCATGGAAAGAGGAGAAGCTTTAGAACATTATCTAGCGAACAGATCAAGAAACTCACAGGAAAGCGATCCACATTGTTCTAATTTTGAAAATTATTATAGACCTGCCTTTACATACAAAGCATTAAATAGATTAATTCAGGGTTCTGCGGCGGACATGACAAAAAGAGCTATGGTAAAATTATACGAACAAGGTATAGTCCCACACATACAAATTCATGATGAACTTTGTTTCTCTATTAAGACTGAAGAAGAAGCTAAGATAATAAAAGAAACAATGGAACAGGCAATAAAATTAAAAGTTCCAAACAAAGTTGACTATGAATCTGGACCCAACTGGGGTAATATTAAATGAGGTTAAATTATGGCATATCTAAACGCAAACATACCACCAGAATACGCACAAATCAGAAAGGAGTATCTGTATGACCTTAAGAAACATCATGGAGAAGTTGAAGACTGCATTATTTTTGGTCTTTCGGCTATTACGGGGCGTAGTATCCTTTTTCATTGTATTATGGAAAATGGAGCTGTCTTCTATCGTCTCCCAATATCTGCGTTCATT